GAAGGATTTGCTGAAAAATTTTACGACTACATGGGTAGAGGATGGTATTCACTTTCTTCACCAGTTTGGGCTAACTTCGGTAAAAAACGAGGTTTACCTGTAAGTTGTTTCGGTTCGAATGTAGGTGATAATATTGAGTCAATTCTTTACACTCAGGCTGAAGTTGGTGAGATGAGTAAGATGGGTGGAGGTACCTCAGGTTATTTTGGTAACCTTAGAGGTAGAGGTGCGGAAATCACTGACAACGGACACGCACCAGGAGCAGTTCATTTTATGAACCTATTCCAAAGTGTTGTTGACAATATTTCTCAAGGTTCAACACGTAGAGGTAGATTCTCACCTTATCTACCAATTGAACACCCCGACATCATGGAGTTCTTGGAAATTGGAACTGAAGGGTTCCCCATCCAAGATTTGACTCACGCAGTTACTGTAACTGATGAATTCATGGAATCCATGGTTAACGGTAACCCTGATAAGAGAGCGGTGTGGGCTAAGGTTATTCAAAGAAGAGGTGAGATTGGATATCCGTACATTATGTTCACAGATACTATGAACAATAAGGCTCCTGAAGTATACCGAGAAAAAGGTATGAAAATTTATAACTCTAACTTATGTTCTGAAATTGCATTACATAATTCAGAGGAAGAGTCTTTCGTTTGTGTATTGTCTTCAATGAATGTTTTACACTATGATGAGTGGAAAGATACGGATGCGGTTGAGACTATGGTTCATTTCCTTGACGCAGTTGTAACTGAGTTTATCGGTAAAATTGATGACATTAGAACTAACGGTACCGTTGAAGGTCAAAGAGCATTCTTTTATCTTGAAAAGGCATACAACTTCGCTAAAAGACAACGAGCTCTTGGTTTGGGAGTATTGGGTTGGCACTCACTACTACAATCTAAAGGATTACCTTTTGACAGCAAGGAAGCCGCAAAATTGAATATTGAGGTATTCAAATTAATTAAAGATAAATCATACAAGGCTTCAGAAGAATTGGCTCAAGTTTTTGGTGAACCTGAAACACTTGTTGGTTATGGTAGAAGAAATGTCACTTTGAACGCAATTGCTCCAACAACATCTTCAGCATTTATCTTGGGTCAAGTGTCTCAGTCAATTGAACCTATTTGGTCTAACTGTTATGTTAAGGATGTTGCGAAGATGAAAGTAACAATCAAAAATCCTATTCTTAAGAGATTATTGATTGACATGGGTAAGGACAACAAAACTACTTGGGATAGTATCAAGAAGTATGACGGTTCAGTTCAACACTTGGATTTCTTAACAGATGAACAAAAAGATGTTTTCAGAACTTTTGCGGAAATCAACCAAGCTTCTATTATCAACCAAGCGGCTGTAAGACAAGATTATATTGACCAAGCACAATCCTTAAACTTGATGGTTTCACCTGACATGCCAACAAGGGACGTTAACAAACTTCTAATTGATGCGTGGCAACTTGGAGTTAAAACTCTGTATTACCAACACTCTATGAACTCAGCACAAGCTTTCGCAAGGAAGAAGTTAAATCTAAATGATTTACAATGTGTGGCTTGTGAGTCATAATTAACATCTAAACTAAATAAAACCCATCGTTTTCGGTGGGTTTTTTATTTATAAGAAAAAAAATACAGAGTATATTTATAAGATATGGCTGAAGGTATTACATATGGTTTAGAATTTCCTTTTGTGGATTCAACACAAGGGGATTATTTAGCCCTAACGGAAACTCAGTTTCAACAAATAAGAAGTGACTTATTACATCTGATTCTTACAAGAAGAGGTTCAAGATACTTTTTACCAACGTTTGGTACAAGGTTGTATGAATATATTTTTGAACCTTATGATGGTCTTACTTTTGATGCAATAGAAGCGGATATTAGGGATTCTGTCCAAAATTTCATGCCAAATCTTTTACTTAATAAAATTACAATTGAACCTGCAGACCCGTCTGAAGAGGTTCCGTTGGCTAAAGGAACTACAATACCAGGAACTGCAAGAGAGTATGTTTATAGAGTTCCCGGTAAAGGAACATCTGAATATACCGCAAAAGTAAAGATTGACTACACAGTTGACAATTTAGCGTTTGCACAAAGTGATTTCGTTATTATCAATATTTAAACAATAGATGGCAAACAATAGAATTTCATATACAGTACGAGATTATGAAGGAATTCGTATAGAGTTACAAAACTATGTCCGTACATATTATCCTGAACTGATTCAGGACTTCAACGACGCGTCAGTGTTCTCGGTATTCTTGGATTTGAATGCTGCGGTTGCAGACAACCTACACTATCACATTGATAGAAGTATCCAAGAGACTGTATTACAATACGCTCAACAAAGGTCATCAATTTATAATATAGCCAGAACATACGGTCTTAAAATACCGGGTCAGAGACCATCAGTATCTTTAGTTGATTTCTCAATCACTGTACCAGCTTTTGGTGACAAGGAAGATGAAAGATATTTGGGTATTCTAAATAGAGGTTCTCAAATATTTGGTGCGGGTATTGTGTTTGAAAACCAATATGACATTGATTTTTCATCACCATACAATTATGCCGGTTTCCCAAACAGATTAAAGATTCCAAATTTTGATGCTACGGGTAACTTAGTTAACTACACAATCACAAAAAGAGAACTTGTTGTAAACGGTATTACCAAAGTTTACAAAAGAGTTATCACACCAGCCGATGTAAAACCATTCTTTGAATTGTTCTTACCTGATAAAAACGTTCTTGGTATTACAAGTGTATTATTGAAGAACGGAACCAACTACACTAACGTTCCTACTGCCGCAGAATTTTTAGGTTTGGAAAACAGATGGTTTGAGGTAGATGCTTTGGCTGAGGATAGAATCTTCATTGAAGACCCTACTAAAGTGTCTGACCAACCCGGTATTAAGGTAGGTAGATACCTTCAAACAAATAGTAGATTCATCTCTGAATTCACACCTGAAGGGTTTGATAAACTAACTTTTGGTGGGGGTACAACTTCAGCTCAAGACCAGTTGAATACCTTTACCAATTTAGGTTTCCCAATCACAATTCAGAACATTACCAATAACTTTTCATTAGGTTCAACATTGACACCAAACGCAACGTTATTTGTTCAGTATAGAGTTGGTGGTGGTTTGGCGACAAACTTAGGTACAAACGTTATTAATCAGGTTGGAACTGTATCATTCTTTGTTAATGGTCCTTCACAAACAATTAATAGTTCGGTAATCAATTCATTGAGATGTACCAACGTTACTGCAGCTATCGGTGGTTCAAACGCACCAAACACAGAAGAAGTTAGAAACTACGTGGCATTTAACTTCGCAGCTCAGAACAGAGCCGTTACCGTTAATGACTATGACTCTTTATTGAGAAACATGCCAGCTGAATTCGGTGCGCCTGCCAAAGTATCAATCACAGAAAACAATAACAAAATTGTTATCTCAATGTTATCTTATGATACGTCAGGTAAATTGACTAGTATTGTGTCAAACACATTGAAACAAAACGTTGCGAATTATTTGTCAAATTATAGAATGATGAACGACTATATTCAGGTAACAACCGCAGAGGTTTTAGACTTGGGTGTGGAGATTTCAGTTGTGTTAGATGCAACACAAAACTCAGGACAAATTATTAGTGATATTGTTAATAGAATTTCAGCATATTTTGACCCCCAATTCAGACAGTTAGGTCAGAACGTTTATTTGTCAGAACTTAGAAGTATTGTTCAAAGTCAAAATGGTGTAATCACCGTATCTGATATTGTTATTGATAACAAAGTTGGGGGACAATATTCTTCGGCTGAAACTTCAATGCCATATTCAGACCCTGAGTTAAGAATTATCAGACCGGTTGACGATACTTTGTTTGCACAACCTAACCAAGTTTATCAGGTTAGATACCCACAAAAAGATATTAAGGTAAGGGTAAGAAACTTACAGAACGTTTCTTTCTCATAACACCTTTATTTAATCACACCTTAAGGTATATTTTTAGATTAAGAGGTTTTCTCAAAAAAACCCAAATAACTATTTATCATTAAAGCCTTAAATGGGAAAATCATATAGGATAAAAACTGACTTAGGTGTAGACAAAAATATATCGTTTCAATTAGAGCAAGATTTTGAATTTTTAGAAATCCTGTCTCTTCAAATTTCTCAGAATGATGTTTACACAAGAAACTGTGCGGACTACGGTGTAGTAGTTGGTAGGGTTATTGCCAACGGTGGATTAGGTATTCCAAACGTAAAGGTTTCAATCTTTGTACCTATCACTGAAACCGATGCACTTAACGAACAAATTGTTGCTCTTTATCCTTATGTTCAACCAAACGATAGAGATACCAATGGTATTAGATATAACTTATTACCAAGTGAGCAGTCCTACGCAAAACATGCGGTAGTTGGTACTTTCCCAACAAGAGAAGAGGTTTTAAAAGACCCGACCTTGGTTGCGGTTTACGACCGTTATTACAAGTATACTGTTAAGACCAACGAGAGTGGTGACTACATGATTTTTGGTGTTCCATTGGGACAACAAACCATGGTAATGGATTTGGACTTGAGTGACATTGGTGAGTTCTCACTAACCCCTCAGGATTTGATTCGTATGGGTAGAGCAACTGAAGCTCAAGTTGCTGGTGACAGATTCCAAACATCAACCAACTTGGAGAGTTTACCGCAGATTGTATCCATCACCAAGACCTTTGAAGTAAATCCATTTTGGGGTGACCCAAGTCTATGTCAAGCCGAGGTAAACCGTGTTGATTTTGATTTACGTGAAGAAGCTAATATTGATATTGAACCAACTGCGATATTCATGGGTTCAATGTTCTCAAGTCCTGATGAGTATAGAATTGGAGCACCATCTGTAAGAACCGATGGACCTCCAAGTGTGTTAGGTAGAGGGTGTAAACCAAAAGACAATACAGGTAGTCTGTGTCAGAATATCCCTGGTCCTGGTCAGGTGTTAGCCGTTAGACAAACAATTAATCAGGATGCTGAAGGTAGACCCATCTTGGAAGAGTATAGATTGGAGAACTCAGGTAATGTAATTGACGGGGATGGTACATGGGTTGTTGAAGTCCCGATGAATTTGGATTATGTAACAACATCTGAAGACGGAACGAGAATATTCTCAAGAGACCCATCTGTGGGTATTCCAACAAAAGGAAAATACAGATTCAAAATCAAATGGCAACAATCGCCAAACTCTGTTGAACAAATTAGAAGACCATATTACTTGGTTCCAAACATCAGAGAATACGGATGGCAGTTGTCCTCTGTTGACCCGATTTATGGTAGTAACCCATTATTGTTAAAAGATTTAAAAAGTTCATATTACTTTGGTATTGATTGGTCGGGATATACCGATGCCAGTACCACGGCAATTGAGAATGAAAAATTAAATAACGCCATTAATTGTCTTGATACTTTCTATGAGTTACAATACAACAAAGTCTTTACCGTCTCTAGTTTAATTGACCAATATAAAAGGGGTGGTGGTAGAAGTAAATTTATCGGTGTAAAAGATATTGCCGACAATCAGTGTACCAACACAACAAACAATTTTCCTGTCAACGAGGGGGTTAAGAATTTTGATTTATTATATTTCTTATTCTCAATTATATTTCAAATATTCCAAACCATATTTCCACCGATTCTTATAATATATCATATTATTGCATTTCTGTGGAATAATTTAGCGGTTCCTATTGTAATTGCTTTGATAGCGATTTCATCGTATTTATCTTACACTTTCTTCACCCTTACAGCAGCTTTGATGGCGCTATTTGGTGCTGGTTTACTATTTCTTTTACCGGCAATCTTTTTTGCGGCATTAGCAATAACTCTTACAACACAATTTAGAAGAATTACAAAGTTTAAATTTGGGGCGTTTAACTTACCAATGATTACATATCCTGAATGTCAGGGTTGTGATTGTAAACCTGGTGACACCATTGCCGGTGACAGTGAAGGTGGTGGAACATCTTTGTTAACACCTTTAGCAAATCCTGCACTTTATTATCAAAACATTTCTGAGGGTTATTTGAGGTTTAATGAGGTTGAAAAAGGTGATGATAAAGGTACAATCTCAGATAATAATATTGCGGTTCAATCTTTTGCTTTGTCACAGGCGGTTGGTTCAAGAATTTTTAGAAACCAAAAGTTGGGGGTTTATAAATCTACAGAGTCTGAGGAGACAAGATTACCTGACGCAGATAATGACAAGTATTTCGCCTATGGAACATCATTACCGATGGCTCAGAGAGTTAACCAATTCAATAGTAGAAAAAAATACTTTGACGGACTCAATAGAATTTCTGTTAGTTTTGATAATCCATCAAACGCAACGGTAAAACACTTTGATAATACTTTAACAATAATGTCTCAATCTTCGTTCCCATCAGGAACGTTGTTGACGTTTGTTAACCCTGAAAATTCGTCGGACAATAACTATAAGTTCAGTTCTAATACTCAATCAGACACAGGTATTAGTGGAACTACTTTACAGGTGGGTCCAGGACCGATAACGGTAAGATACGCAACATCTCAAACTAATGACACAACACAGACGTATAACTTAAGTTCGGGTTCAACAGAAACAAATTATAATTACCCTGCGGACATTGAATATTACCAAGTGGTTACCGCAATTACCGTTAGTGATGCGTTTAATCTTATTGCACAACCAGGGTGTTCATCTTGTAGAAAGTATGTTGTAAAATGTGACGACTCAACTGTCGGTCAATTATTCGCATATTTCTCATATCAGGCTTGTGATGGAACTACACAATATGTTAACCTAACTAACGTATATGATACAACCGCACAAGATTGGGTTGGTGAAACTTTAGAGGTTTGTGCTTGTGCAACACCAACACTTGATAGTGGTGATGGTAGTGTTGTGTTTGTAGGTCCTGTATGTCAATTACAACCTACATATAATTCATTTTTAAAATTAATAAATTCGGTTGTTAATGTCACCTATGCTAGGAAACAAGGTTTGACTTGGGATAAGTACACGACAGGATATCAACCAAGAACAACATTTGAAGGATTTGAAAATCAATATATTTTAATTCTTCAAAGAGGGGTTGACCCTTACTCACCTTTGTATACTAACAAGTATGGTATTGGTAAGATTCTTGGATTTACAAATGAAGATGACGTTGTTGTTACAACTAAATCAAGAGTTAATATTCCAATTCAAAAACTGACAGAAACTGATATGTCAGTTCAAAATCACAATGTTCAATCTAATATATTTTATGAGAGTAAATTCTTTATGGCTGGTAACGGTTTTTCAGCATTTACAACATCAAATGTTGGTTACTATAGTGGATTAGATGCAAATACTGAATGGAAAAATTTCATAAATAGTGGTGGTAGAACTTTAAAGAGTTATGGTGTTGATGATTACTTTGGATATCCAACAAATAGTGGTGTTGTATTAACAACAAGTAAAGATAAAAACGATTTTTTTGATACTCAAATCAATGATGGTAAATACGATTCTTTAGAAGATGTTTCAGGTTTAGATTTTTATTGGTTAAAGACAACAGGTCAAGGTAAAAAACCTTCACAAGTTGATAGTGAATATATTTCAGTTTCTTTGTTACCACAATTTGAATCAACACCTCTTACAATTTCTAATAAGATTTTAAATGTAATGAGAACTGACAGACTACCGTCTTCAGATTTCTTGGAGGGTTCAAATTGGAATGGTATTGTTCCTGTGTTACAACAGAATTTAGGTTTCACCATTTATGAAATCACCACTCAGTATCAGGAGGATTTTACAACTGTTGCTTATGGTACGGGTGCTGACATTGTAACTTCTGACATCACAGATTTAACAGGTGCTGTGAATGTTCTTGAAACTTTTTCATGTACCAACATGGTTAGTATTGATTGTTATAGTGGTGATGGAAAAACTTTTGGGGTTAAAGCCGACTGTCAAAATAATGACATAGTTTATGATGGATGTTATAGGTTTATGACAAAACCTTTAGTTTCATTACCTAAAGATTTGTTAGGATTTACAGAATATGGTGTTAGGTATAAATTCTTTTATGCGTTGTGTAGAGGTGTTTTATCACAAACATTTACTAACAACTGGGTAAACGGAACATTATACACACCACCAATTCAAACAAGAACTGTTTATGATGGTCAGAATAAACCTGTTAGAACAACGTACTGTAAAGAGTTTGTTTACTTCAATGACGATAGTAACAACTTCTACATGAGAAGTAGCCCTTATAATCCATCGTCTGCTAAAGGGTTTATTGGTAAAAGACAAACACCTTCGGCGGGTAAGATTAATGATTTGAACTTATTATACCCAACAACAATCATGAATTTGGGTCCAAAGAGTGATATCTATTCTGAAATTTCATTAGACCCAACATACAAAGGTTTTGTAATGAATAAACTTACACCAACAAGTTATGGTGATACTTCAGATATTTTAACGTTTTTTGTTATATCAAGAATAACAAATAACTTGTTTATTAGATTAATATCTTTAACAACATTACCACAAACACTTAATAGTAGTATTATTAATATTCTTTTTTCAAGAAAAGAATTTAGAGCGGATGGTGATTTAGTACAATTATTATCAATCAACTCTGAAAATGGTGTTGTTAAATTCTCGGCAGATGCTTATGAGTCTTTTGGTGGTACGGATGACCCCGTTCAATTATTGGGAAACAATATCAGTGGACCTGTTATGGGAATCTTTTTTTCTTCAACTACAGAAGACCTACAGTTTAAAGATTTCTTAACACCTGGTAAAATTAATTTTAGACCAAATCCTGCAGCTTCTGCAATTCAATATAGTTACGGTATTAAATCACAAGAAGTACCATTCTATCAGTGGGAACAAAACCCACCGAGAAGTTCGTTCTTAACTTATTTATTCCCAAGATTAACTAATCCAACAATATTTGGTAGTGATGAAAATACATGGGCGACAGAAACAAATGATATCTTCTCAAGAAAGTATCAGGTTTTGGATAGAACAAATGTTGTATCTCCAACATACTTTATTGGGTCAAATACTCAAGGTGATGACAGAAGAGCGAGAGGTTACATTTACATGCAAGATAACAACGGTGTAATTACACCAAATGTTGGTAATTGGAATAGTAAATTTTTAGTGGGTGCACCATTCCATTTTTATTTTGGGTTAAAAACTGGGTTAACCGCACTTGATAAATTTAAACAAAAGTATTTAAGTGATGAGTGATTTTACAATTATACCGTCTAGACTTCAGTTTAAATCGGCACCTTCTATTGACCAACAGGTAAATCTTGAGTTAAGTCAAACACAAGAGGAGTTAACGCAGTTTGTTAGAAACACCTCTTTGAACTTATCACAATTATATGATGATGAGAGACAAACTTGTGAGGTGTTCAGACCAACATTCAAGTTACAATATTTGTATGATAATACTTTAACGGGAACTACAGAATATATTCCATTTCTTAATAATCTATATTATGTAAATCCTGAACAATCATCGGTTAGTAGTGTGTGGAGAGGTTACCCACAATATTATGAGTTTGATTTCTTTAGACCACGAATAACAGACTATCACTTTGATTACTCACCTGAGAGTGCGTACACTTACAATTGGACTTATTATTTAACCTACCCATCTACAAATGATGGTAGTGTTACAATGCAAGGGACCTATTCGGGACAAACCATTCAGTGGAATGCTGAAGAAGGTATCCCATTTATAATATCATCATCTTCAGAAGGTGGTTTTAATATTATTTCTTTTCAGTGTTTGATGTCACATGGACTGGCTCCATTTGAATCCGTTGAATTATCATTTGACTATGACGGTGATACAATATTTGAGGTATTATCGTTAGGTAATGACAGATATGAAAGTTCTGATTTTGTGTTTAATATTATAAACCCTGGTTACACTGGTAATACATTCTTTAATGGTAGGATGGGAACGTTTAAAAGAGTTTCCAACCCATCAAATTTAGAAACAAGGTCAAAATATTACATTAGAAAAAACAGAGTTTTATTTACACAGAATGAAGTTGACGTAACAAAAACTGGATTTGAACTCAACCCATTCAATAATCAGAAAAAATTAGAGTTCAGTTCTATTACACCAAATCAACAGACAAGAGTTTCAATGAAAACATCATCAAATACTTACGATGTTACATTGAAAAAAGAATTGATTCTTAGTGGGATTACGGACAACAGAAATCGTCCTGTCGGTGAGATATTTTTATCGGTTGTCAACAAAGGATATAGTGGATACTTTAACAAGTCATTTAATGGTGTGGGGCTCAAAATAGGTTGGGGATTTAATATAACTAAAGACGTTAGTACTTGGTGGTCAGATAATAACCAATATTCTTTTACAAATATACCTGTTAATAGTTATACCAAAACTAGTGGAACAACTGAAACATTTTATTATAATCAAGTTTTAAAAGTTGGCGATTTATTAGATGGTGATTTTTGTGAGTGGAATGATTATGAACAAGTTGAAAGAGTTATTTCACCGTTGATTCATAAAATTAAATTCAACCAAGATGTGTTTAAAACAGAATCAACTCCAAATCCAAATGCCATGGGTTACTATTATGTACCTCACGTTCCATTAACCTTGAGAGTATTTTCTGATTACGTTGAAACCGCACCACAGAACAATTCTGAAAACATCCCAAGTTATGCGTTTTATTCTACCATAGACCAAGAGTTTAGATGGAGGGAGCCTTATTTATATGGTGAGTTTGATAATTTAGATAGAGGTGTAAACTATCCTTATTTGAATAGAGCTCATTATCCTTACAGGGATTATGTGTTTAGATTAATACCTGAGGGTACAAACTATCAAGACATCCTTGGAGGATTAAACATTGCAACACAACCTGCCGTAGATGACTGTGAATAAAATTCAAATTAGTAGAAATGATATTCAAGACAAAGGTCTGTTTATTCCTGTTCAATTGAATTGGAGTTTGTTGGATACTGAAAATGAGATTAGGGAAATTGAGACAAAAATTGTGTCTGAAGTTGCCGGTAAAGGTTTTGATTTTGAAACTATCAGATTCGCTCATTCAGGTTACACATCAACAAACGTAAATGATTTAACGGTAAGGACAGATGTTAACTATGAGTTTTATTTCTTTTCTGGTGGTACAATAAGTGGAACAGGTTCTACACAAAACTGGATTGTTGATTATAGAAGTGAAGGGTTTACAACCGACGAGGTATACTATTATAGAAATAATTTCAAGAAAAGTTTTTTTAAATTAGAT